AGTATGTGCACTCTTGTGCCAAATACTGTTATCTCAGAAGTCCTTCAGGACTACTGAAACCTCTTCTCAAAAAGTCTAAATCTTGGACCTTTTGAGATAAGTGCCTTACACTTATATTTAATAAGTGTAGGACTACTTTGGTCAAAGGATCTCCCATGAGAATCCCTCGGCGCAATTCTACCTTCCGAATGTCTTTGTCATCCGTAGGTAGTCCGATCTCTCTGAGTGCACCTCGAGCACTAAAGAGGATTGTTCTTGGACGATAACAAGTGTCTCGTACCAAGTTGATCAGGATTTTGGGTATACCGCATCTCCTCATCCATAATGAACCTGATAGCTCTGCAAACCAGTGGTTCATATTGTCCGTGGCAACCTCATAATCGGTTGACAGGGCGTACAAATCGGAATATTCTTCTTTTAAGATAGAATACCCGACAAAATGGTCTTCTTCATGTGATTCAACATTAAAGACCATACCTCGCAATTGATCCGTAAATAAATCATTGAAGGCGTTCCATCCGTGATGACTCATTGTCATGCCGGATTTGCTGCTCTGCACCTTCTTGAGAGGTTCAGAGCATATCTTATTAACAAAATCTAATACAATTTTGAGATAAGCACTTGCTTTTGTAACTGAACGGGCCTTACCCGGTTCCTTTACAATAGTCAGAAAAGCAGTACGTAAGTACTCCAGATCTGTGTGTATTACTCTGTCTAGGCAAGCCCAGAAGATGTATTCTCCAATTGTTACTTCACTTATCGTCTTGTAACATTGTAATTCTCCTGTGTTAAGATCAATGATTTTAACAGGAGTACCCGTACTTGCGGAAACCATTAGTTCTCTTATGGTCTCTAAAGTCCCTCCCTCCTTTCTGGTATGTTCCAGAGAGGCGGCAGATGTGACTGTAACTCTCGCTTTGGTCGAGAGTCCAGTAAAGTAACTGTCTGGGATATTATCAATAACATCCTTGACAGTAATAATCATGAGATTCTTTATAGTCTGACTTAAAGATTCCTCAGGCTGAGAGACAAGTCTTAAAAATTTAGACTTACTCTTCAGTACGACTAAAGGGGGGGGTGTCCCCGCCCCTCTGGTTTGAGACATCAGGGCAAATATTGCCAGGCGTCTTATCTCATTCTGTCTAGATGCTCTATACAGAATGGCATCATACACAGGTTCCCACCATACTGGTGTGAACTTAGTAGGGTTAGTCTCTTGCCCTAGGGTATAGAGTTTAACCGACTTCCTCATAGACTTTAAGTCTTCGTAGAAAGTTTTAATAGATTCGGGATCTACAAGTGTTTCCCCGTCTAAAAACTCATCAGATATCAATATTGATAAATGGTAGAGTACAAAAGTATCATACCTGTCCCAGGTCCAATACTCTTCTGGAAAGCTGATATATCTCTGTGAGAATATACCATCTATCGTCTTCAAGACCTCTATCAAACGATAAGATCTTGATTCTGAAGATCTGTGGTCATAGTCTTGACCGTAGATCTTCTTAAGCGTACCCCTCGTCCATAAGGGATCATGCTTACCTAAAATGAAGAACTTGATTCTCCGTTTTAGTTTTCTGGACCAAGATAATTCAAACTTATCTTGGTTAGACGTCCTACAGTTGAAAGATAATCTCTTTCCCCAGTGGGTTCTCTCGTATATGAAGCTTAGTTTCACATCGAGGTCAGCTATTTCTACGAAAGAGATCTTCGTATTAAGCTTACCATTCCAGTTACTTGGTAAGTAACTAGACTTGATTTGATCCTGGATACGGTACACGTCTCCAGGATAGAACAGAATATTAGGTTCCTTTAGGCCCTTCCATTCTGCATAGTCCTTAGCTGAATTAATCAGCCATGGATCTAAATACTTG